TCCTACTATTATGTTTATTACAGGTAAATAGATTGATATTTTTAATAGTTTTGATGTTTTTATACTAAACGGGTTGTCTCTATCACTTATAAAGCTTGATATAGATGCCATACAAGTGAGAGTTAGAAGTAACATTGAAAATAATTTAATTAGTGTTATTATAAAAATTGTCATATCTAATTGTTTTAATTGTTACAATAAAGGTTTTGCTGTTTCTATTAAATCTCTGAAATTTTCTAGAAATTTGTCTCTAAGTTTTTTTGCTTTAAAATGAAAAACACTTTGTGCTCTACAAGTATCTCCTCTAATAATTTTATCAGCATGAAAATAAATAATATATTTTTCATTAACATCATTCCAATCAGGCTTCCAACCATCATTATATCTATCTCTCAGCTGACATAATTGAGCGAGTGCTATACATGCTTCTGCTTCTTCTTTCGTTGGAAATCTGTTTTTAACACTGTCCGCTGTACGCATACTACCTGAAGTAACAACCTTGCTGTGAAAATCCACAAACCAACCCCCAACTTCGTATAAATCTTCCCAACTCTTCGGAAGTTCTTTTTCAACCTTCTTAAAAACTATCTTTTCAAAAGTTGATTTTTCTTTGTCAATTTCGTAGCCCTCTGGCGCCTGAATTTTAAATTCTTTTGTTTTCATATTCCATTGTTTTTACTTCTTATATTTCAAATTCCTAATAAACTCCTCTAACAAGTCAAACTGCTTGCCATTGAGTTGAGGCATAATTTTCACGATGTTTTCCATTTTCTTCTCTAACATTTGTCTTTCTAAATCTCTTTCTTCGTTTGTTACTACAATGGAATACAAATCATTATTCAAGAAAATAACAGCCTCTCTAATATCCTCAATAAAAGGATACCCCTTTAATATATCCATTTCATCCAGTGCGTCTATCAGCTCTACTTGCAAGGCTACCGTGCAGTAGAACTGCTCCATAATGGATTTTACTTTTACATGCTCTTCAATGGTAAGGCTTTCAATTCTTCTTGTTCTTACTTTCTTTTCGTATTTGGCTTCTTTTTTCAAGAGCTTTTTATGATATTCCGTAAGGTGTTGTCCTGCTGTATTCATGCTAAATGTTTGTTTACTTGTTCTTTACTTGGTTTATTTTTTATCTCCTTTTTGAATTGTTTGTAAGGGTCTTTCGCTTTGCAACTGCACAGGAACAGCACCAGCGCGATTAACTTTACTATTTTCATATTGCTCTAATTTTTCGGTTAATTCTTCTATTCGGTCTTCCAGCATCTTAATATCGCTGCTCCATGCTATAATCACAATGGCGATTGATAAGATTAGGATTGAAACTATTACTATCATTTTTTGTATCTCTTTTTTCGTTTATAATTGCTTGTTACTTCCTTGAAAATCTCCTCGTTCCATTCGTAAGCCTTTACAGAACCTAAGATAATCTCATTCACTCGGCTTCGGTATTCCATATCCAGTCTTATGACATACGAGCCTATTCTCTCCAAGAATTTCTCTCGCAAATCCTTTACTTTGAGGTGTCCCTCTGGAACATGGATTTTACCTCCTTTTGGAGTGTGTATGCTGCAATCTTCCGGCTTGTATGCTGACTTGTCTATCTGCTCCTTTTTTGCTTTGATTACTTCCTTTTCTCGCTCCCAAGATGGCGAATATCCCATCGGAACAACTTTTACCTTTCGGTTTAGTTCTTTGGCTTTTTCAAGGATTTCTTTTTCGCTTAATCCAGCGTGGATTATAGGCTTTTTGGTTTTCTTTACAGTCTCTTTCTTTTTAGGCTCGTATTTTTCAATCAACTCTTGGAATAGTTTCTCATCCCACTCTTGAATTTGGTGTCTTCCGTATTTTTGAGGCGTTTTCACTTCCTGATAATCCGCCAAAGCCATTTTCCCTTTTGATGGCTTTAAAATCTTGGAAAACTTATCAAACAACTGGGTGGCGGTTATGTAACCTTGTGGAATTTCCCTCTGTGTATATCCTTTCTTTTTGGCTGCCCTTATGGTTATATGTTTATCCACTAACTCATTGAACAAATTTTCATCCCATTCTTGAATTATACTTCTTCCAAACCTTTTATGCCCTTTAATCGCTTGATAATCTTTAATCGCGGCTTCACCTTTTCTATAACTCAAGCGCTTAATGAACTCCTTGAACAGGCAGACGCTTGTAATGTATCCATCAGGTATATTAGGTTTCACTATATCCGTGTTCATCTTGATTTTGTTTGTTTTTATATCTTTTTCTCTGTTCCTTTCTCTGCTCCTCATAGACTTTTATAAGAGCGTTTATATCTTTGCTTTTAGCGACCTTTTCTATCTGTTTCTTAAATTCTTCCAGTGTCATTTTTCATAAATATTCTTGGTTTAATGCTGTGTTAATCGATGCTTTAGCTAATTCATAGTCCCTGAATGCCTCAAAAGCTTTATTGGCAATTTCTTCATTGGCAATAATCACCTCTATTTTTGCCATTGCTGTTTCTAAATCCATCCACAATGTGATAATATATTCATCATCGCCAAACTCTTTGGTAATCAATAGTTGTCCTTTTGGTGTGTTGTGGATTATTGCAAAATCCTCGTATTGTTTTTTCATATCTTTTAAATTTTAAATAATAATCTTTGTTTTTTTAAACTCTTCCAGTGTCATAATCTCATCTTTTTAGGTTTATCTGTTTCTTCATACCAAGAGAGATAAGGCACTCCTTGATAATCTACCTGCATCAGAATAGGGTTAAATTCCAATCCTCGCATTGCTTTTGGACTTACGATACTTTGCCCTTTATCATCTTTGTCTTTTTCTACTCGGATGATAGTTTCACAAGTGTTTTCAAGTAAAGTTCCGATGTGTCCTTTTGCTTTTCCGTTCCCTATATCACTTCCGTTTTCGTGCAGCACAACACATATATGGGTGTTATATTCTCCTTTGAGTTTTATCAGCCATTCGTTAAGCTCTGAACTCTCGGTTGATGAATTGAAATCCAACAGGAAATGCACGATGTTATCCAAAATCACAAATCCACAATCTGGATTTTGTTTTAAGTGGGTTTCTACCAAGTATTTTTTACTGGATACTGGAAGCCCTGCGAGTTTGTAATAATCAACATTTCTTCCGCTTAATTGTCTAATCTGTTTCACTGCTCTTGAACAATGATAAGCCCCCTGTTCTGTGTCAAAAATCGCCATTCTGTTTCTTCGGTAGGTGCATTCCAGCATTCCGAATTTACCACCCATCACTGCCGTGCTTATCGCCCTGATAAAGGTTGATTTTCTTGACTTTGCTTTCCCCTGTATCATAGAAATATTATCTTCTGTGAATATCGGCAGGAGGTTTCCTCTTTCATCCCAAGTGTGCAAAATCGGTATCGGCTCTGGTATGTCCTCATCAGGATTGATTTTAAAATCTTCAAGATTGAGAACATCACATTCTGCTTCTGGAATATTATTTAGTTTTATCGGCTCTATCAACATATCTTACCTCGTATTCGTTTAGCTCCCTTGCCAATGGAAAGTTATTCTTTGCTATTTCTAAAATCTCATCTAACAACTCCGCCACTGCTTTGGTGGGTATTCTTTCATTTTTCGGTATCCCATTCATCGCCTGATGAACTCTTAATTCATCCCTTATCTGCTTAATAATCCAACTTTTGGGCTCCAACATCATAGAAAGTTTTTTAAGAATAATATCCGCCCCTGTTATTTCAAAAATTCCTTGTTTGTTCTCCGTTGCCACCAGCTTCTGATTTTCTTTGTTTTCTACTTTCCAGTATTGCAGAATGTAGAACAGCATCAAACTATCTTCCAGCTCAGTGCTTTTAGGTTTTCCATTGGCAAACTCTATGATTTGATTTAGAGCATCTACATCGTTTTGGTTGATGTATAGCGGTTTCCCATTCTTTGCAGCAAACTCAAATCTGTTTTTTAGGTATCTTATTGCTCGCATAATCTTTCGTTTTTTGGATTAAATCCACTACCAGCCTTTCAAAGTCTTCGTTCCTTTCCAGCTCTTCATTTACTTCAGCAATAATCCTGTCCAGATAGTATTCCCCTGCTTTATTCTTCTTCCTGATGCCGTGAATGGATTTTATCGTATCAAACCAAAACCGCCTAAAACCAGCCTCTCCCTTTTGGATTTGCTTAAAGTAGGCATAGATGCCTATCAGCCTTTCTATCGTGGTTTTGTCTATTTCTACGATTTTACGGACTTCATGATACCACTTGGAAACATTAGCGTTCTTCACTGTGAGATTGGTAGGGTTTTCCTTTTTCCATAATTCCCAAAACCGATAAGCCACGAAGAGATAAAGTTTATTCCCTTGAAAATTTTTAAGATACTCGGGCAAATTTTTAATTTGCTCGAAAAGAATATTATTATCTATGTGTATAGTATTATTATTCTTATATCTTATGTTGTCTAAACAATTTTGACCATTTAGGCTATCGGTTAGGTTACCATTTAGGCTACTATTTAGGTTATCGTTTTGGTTAAATGTCGTTAAGCCTAAAATTTCATAAGTTGATAATTGTCGCTTAACTTTTCCACTCTCAAATTTAATCAGACCCACCTGTTGTAACTTATTCCTAACTTGTATAAGTTTCGGCTCACTCATACCACATTCTGCGCATATGAATGAATTTGATTGATTAAACGGATTTTTCCACCCTAAACTATTGCAGGTATCCAACAACTTGAAGTATACTTGTGCTTCGTAGGCAGTGAATAAATGCTCCTTATTCAATCTCCAAAAGTTATTTATTAGTTCTATATAAGCCATTTCTTTTGTCATAGGTTATCCAAAGCAATTTTGTATTCTTCCAAAGCCTTGATTAAATTGTTTACATCTTCCTTTTCTATTTTTACATTGAATTCATTATTATTGCTGTATCTAATGCATAGACATAAATCATTATCAGCATCAATGTATACTTCTAATGAATCGCCCTCCCTGTTTATAAATCCTATATATATATCATTGTTTCATATCTTTTACTTTATTTTTACTCTAAATCTTTAATGTTACACGGAAAGCGTTTTCCGTTTTCTGTTTCGTAAATCACAGCGTTTCCACTTATGCTGATGATTTTTACCTTCGTTCCCTTTTTGCTGTAAACTACCTTTTTAAAGCCTACATTTTTGTTTAGGGTGGCGTATTGTCCTGCTTCCATTAGTCTTTAATAAAGGTTCCATTAACAACCTTACCAGTCCTGCCACTTATAACCTTGTAAGCCGAGTGTAAGCACTCCCAAATTTTAAGGTTAAACCTGTTGGCGATTTGGTTCAGCAAGAACAACATCATCTGAACTGCGTGGTATTTCTCAACTGAATCATTAGTGAATTTCTCCAACTGCATAAGTTTATTACAGTTATCCAAAAGGAAATAAGGGTCTTGTGCTGTTCCTTTGGAATCCGAAAGTTCTTCGCTACCATTAGGGAAAAGCGTGATATTCTTCATTTTGGCGTAGATGATGAGTGTTACCACTACATCGCCTATCGCGTCTTCTATTTCCTTTAAATTGTAATCTTCTATTGCTGCGTGTAATTCTGTGATTTCTTCCAGTGTTTTTAGAAGTTGTTTTGCTGGTGTTCCGTGTTCCAGTATACCTTTTCTTTCAGCCCAGCCCTCTACAAGTATTTTTAAATCAACCATTTTAAATTCCTTATTTTTTCTTTATAGTATTCTATTCTGTTTTTTAAAATTTTTCTTCCGTTTTCCGTTTTGCAATTATTATAATCGGCTTCTAAATCGGCTTTTACCGAAGTAAATCCTTTGTATAATTGTCTTTGCTTTTCGATTATCTTCTCCTTGTCAGTGATAACAGAAAACAAATCCCTTTCAAACTTTCCATGTATTTCTGAACCTGTTTTCTCTACCAATCCTGAATTTACCAACTCGTTTATCCTATTGCTTACTTGGTTTAAGTTCCATCCTAAAACATCGGCTATATCATAAATTGATGAGTTAGGGTTTTCCGCAATAGCCTTATAAACTTCTCTTCTCCTTTCAGGTAGTTTTACCTGAATCTCTGCAAATGCTTTTGTGGATGTTATAGACATAGTTTGTTAATTTAGAATGGCAAGTCTCCTTCTTCTTCAAATCCGTTCTTATCTTCTACTGGTGCTGGTTTAGCCTCCTGTTTCGCTCCTGCACCTATCTTGTCCAGCCTCCAGCCTGTGATAGAATTAAAATACTTCACTTGCCCTTCAGGGCTTGTCCATTCCCTGCCTCTGATGTTGATTCCTATCTTTACCTTATCTCCTTCTGAAACTTGGTCTAAAAGCATTGTTTTATCCTGTAAAAACTCTATGCTGATAGGCTGTGGATATTGTTCATCCGTAAGCAATACCAATTCTCTTTTTTGAAAACCACCGGCAAAGGTTTCTGTTTTCCCAATTCTTCTGATTGTTCCTTGTAATTCCATGTTAGTAACCTATTTTATTTAATCTTAAATTTTCCTTTTCGTAACTCAATAGACTTCGCAAAGCATCTATCTGATGAGTGCAGGATTTGTTAATCCTTTCTATCCAGTCTACCAAGTACTGCTCTTCATCTGCTATTGACTTTACCAGTGCATTTTGTGCTGTGGCAGATAGGAACTGCTGTTTTGCTATGTTTACTATCGTTTCTCCAATCGCTGATGTGGTCTTCTGATTGTAGAGTCTCTTGGCTTGGGCTAACATTTCGCCACTCCTTGCCATATAGACTGATATATTCTTAATCCTATCTACAATCTCCTCTGGATTATCCGAGCAGTGTATTTCAAGGTATTCCTGTATCTTCTGCGCTTCTGCTCTTAATTCTTCTTTCATTGTTTTGTTTGACTTGATTTTATAAAGGTTTTCTCTGAATAGTAGGCTGGGTAGATGATTTCGCCTGTTTCCACATCGGCAAAAGGTTTTTTCGATGTTTGCAGAAGTCTTTGCCTTTCTTTAATCTTTGCCTCCAACATCTTTTTTTCTTCCTCTAATCTGAATAACTCTGTATCTCCTGTGTTGGAATATTCCCAAGTCTTTCGGCTGCCTATTTCAAACCTTAAATCATTAAAAGCCACTCCCTCTTTCCCAAACTTCTCTATTTCACTCTGAAAGTATTCTTTCAGCTCCTTGTCTTCACTGATAGTTTCAAATGTTTTTTCAATGAGCTTTTTCTGATATAGAAACTTTCTAAAATCATAATCTCCATTTAGGATTTGGTCTTTTACCTGCTCTGCGAAACTTTTCACTTGGTCGCTGGTGGAAGGCATCAACTCAATTACTGATATAGGTGTCATATTATGTGATGTTTAGTGTTGCTAATTCTTTTTCTGTCTCTTTGGATACTTTGTATTTCTTTCTGATTTGGGCAAGCGTCCAATTAGAACCATCTGCTATGGTTTTTACCAGCCCTTCCCACTCTGGCGAACCTACATTTAGCCACTTTTCAGGCGTGTTTTGTGTTTTCGCTGGTGCTTTGTTGCCTTTTGTTTGTTCGCCTTGTGCATCGGTGTCTTTGTCAGTCACCAGCCCAAGAATTGAGGATATAGCGTATCTTCTTAAATAAGTAATCGCAGAGCCTAACACTTGGAAGTCGTTCATTCCTTTTAAATCCACTTCTTGGGGAATATCTATCACGCTTTCCAGCGTTTCGCCTGATGCTATATGAAAGATTATTGTTCTGATAGATTTGCCTTCTAATGGTTGCGAGAATCCAAGTCCATGTTTTTTGAGTAGTGGGTTTATTACTTCAAAGATTTTCGGCAGGTCAGCATAAGTGTAGCCGAAACCTTGCGTGTCTTTGTGTATCACAGGAACTTCTTGCTGAAATTCTGAAATCGCTTTGAATATGTTTTGTTTATTTTCCATTTTGTTTATTTTTTTTAGTTAAAAACCACCGCCGAAAAAAATTAAAATGTATAACAAGAAAGGTTTATTAGTATGGCTTGGCGGTGGTTATGTTTTACTTTTTTTAAAAACAGCCCAGCGTTGCTCGTGTTTTCCAGTTTTCGGACAACTGGGCTGTAGTTGTGTTGTTTATCTTGTTGTGAATCGTTCTTTTACTTTTTTAAATTCTTCAGCTGTTGGCTTAAATTCTTCGCCCTTATATTCTATGTAGATTTTATTTAAGAACCGCAAGAATTCGGTCAGCTCTTTGTAATTCGTTTTCATAGGTGTTATTATTGCATAGGTTTCGGTAATGGGCTAAATCATACTTTTTGTTGTTCATTACCCATTTTTTCCAAAGTCTCAGTTTGTGTATCTTTTGTGTTGGTTTCATCTTATTGTCTTTTTAAAAACCACCGCCCTGTTTAAGTTATATGAGTATTACAATGAAAAAAGTTGTGGGCGGTGGAAAAATCAAACTATCTATTAATGAAAACTGTATTCTAATTCTTCTTCTTTTTTGCTTTCTATGAAGTCTTCAATGAACTTTGAATAAGTCCCAAGTGGTGAGATTTCTTCGCCATCTCTTGTGAGTACCCACTCGCATTTGTTCTTACTTACTTTTT